AAATTTTATAGAAAGGAGGCCATTCATTATGCCTAAAAATAATGAAACTAAATTCGAAGATTATTTTAATCTTCCAAATCCAGGTTTACGGTCTTATTTTGACATAGTCAGAAAAGGACAACCTGATGAGTACAGAACCACCTTTGCTAAAGGGTGCTCAGTTGAAAGTGTTCTGAAAGATTGGAGTTCCACACTTGAATCGATCACTGACAAGTGGCCGACTCTTGTGGAGTTTGAAAACGACTTAAAGGCTAAGGTCGGGCCAATGTCTATCATGAAGCCATTGTCTGAAAGGCTTGAAGACATTGATCATTACTATGATGATATTCTCCTGTCATCAACGCCTGTATCTGGCAGCGCTATCAAAGCAGTATTAAGTGAGTTTGATAGCATTAAGGGTCTCAGAATTCGTGGTCAGCAGAGGACTGTTGACTTGATGAAGAAGTCGACGAATTCAGGCTCTCCGTACTTCACTAAGCGTAGGGATGTTGTCCAGAAGACAGTACCATGTGTAGTATCTTCGCCAAACAGACAGATCCTGAATACCACTACTGACCGGAATGCAAGTCATATACATACTGGACAGATGTGGAGTGCTTGTGCCGTTTTGGGATGGAGAGGCCAAGAAGGAGGTCCTACGGATGAAGATGTTAAACAGAGGGTTGTTTGGATGTTTCCCTTTGCAGTCAACATTCGTGAACTGCAGATTTACCAACCATTGATTGAAAGTTGTCAGAAATTCAATCTGGTTCCGGCATGGGTTAGCATGGAATCAGTCGACCAGCGTATCACTGCAATGTTTGATACAAAGGGAGTGGACGACGATGTTATCTGCACAGACTTCTCTAAGTTTGACCAGCATTTTAATCACTCATTACAGAGTTGCGCTGAAGCGATCCTTAGAGGCATATGTAATGATGATGATCTAAACAGAGCTTGGTTTACGCATGTATTCCCCATGAAGTATAACATACCTCTTGCCTATGATTATGGGAAAATCCGTGAGGGTGAACACGGCATGGGAAGTGGTTCTGGTGGCACCAATGCAGATGAAACATTTGCACATAGAGCTCTTCAATATGAGTCCGCTCTAAACAAGC